ACTTCAGGAACTGCAAAGGGAGACCAAAGAAATGGCGGAATGTGCGTAGAGAAGACTCGTGCATATGTAAAGAACAACAAGAAGAAGTTGGTTAACGCTGTTGTTGGTTGGGGCCGTCCAGTTTACACTGGTGAAGAGAATACTCCACTATTAAATAAGATTGTTACATCTGCAACTTCTGCAGCACCAGTTAAGAAGGCAGCACCAAAGGAAATTAAGCCTACTGCAAAGAAATCTTCTGGTGGCGGAGGAAAGGGACCAGTGGCTCTATAATGGAATCAACTAAGAGAACACTACTAAAGACAGCAAGTTGGGAAACCTTTCATCTTGTTGGAGTTGCTGGAGTAATCTATTTATTTACTGGTGAATGGGAGTATGCAAGTCTTGGTGCTCTTATTTATATTGGTTGGGAAGCACTTGGATATTTCTTACATGAAAGAGTCTGGGCTAAATTTGGAAAGAAGATTAAATAATGCGTATTAAAATTATTAGATCTATTGTTAAATTACTTGGCTATGAGTGGGGTGGAGATAATCTCAACGCCCCAGTATGGACAGTAAAGGCAAAAAAGAAGAAGTAATATGCCAGCATATGAATATCGATGCACTGGAACTTGTGAAGGTGTAGTACTAAAAGTACGTTCAATTAAAGAAGACGATCCAGGGTATGGTTGCGAAACTTGCAATCTTCCTCTGGAACGTGTATACTCTAATGTAGGGGCAGTATTCAACGGTAGTGGATTTTATTCCACTGATAACAGAAAGCTGTAGTATAATGTTTACAATGATTAAAGATGAAGTAAAGCAAGAATGGCTATTATCACCTTTAGATCGATGTGATAGATGTAACGCTGAGGCCTTAGTTAAGGTTACAGGGATAAGTGGAGACCTTATGTTTTGTGGTCATCACTACAATAAGATTATGGCTATACCAGACGGATATAATAGCATGATGTCTTTTATGATCAGTATTATTGATGAACGAGAAAAACTTGTTGAGAACAAGTCCAAGGGAAAGGATTATTAATGTTTGAATATTATGTAAAGAAAGTAACAAAGGTCGTTGATGGAGATACCATTGATGTCGAAATTGATTTAGGGTTTGACATTTCTTTTAGTTCAAGAGTGAGATTGGCTGGGATTGATACCCCTGAGTCTCGTACAGCAGACAAGGCTGAAAAGGCTTTAGGTCTAGAAGCAAAGGCTTATTTGAAGCATGCTATTGACGAGGCTAAGTCTGTTGTCATTAAGACTGAGAAGATGGATTCATCTGAAAAGTATGGTCGTATTCTTGGTTGGGTTTATCTAAATGGAGATACAGAATCTCTCAATGATAAGATGATCAATGACGGATATGCCTGGGGCTACATGGGAGAAACAAAGGTCAAAGATTTTGATGCTTTAAAGAAGGCAAGAGCAAAGTCAGGTAAATAATGGATATCAAGAAGCAAGCACTTCTAGATCATCTGCTAAATCAGGGAGCCATTCAGATGGCTGATATTGACTATGAGGGCAATGTTCTTTATAGCATTACTGATAAAATGAAACAGGTTAGTCCAGACTTATACGCAGAACTTAAAGAGCAGTATGAAGACCATATGTTTAAACTAATTAAGAAGGGTCCTTCTACTATGAACTGGAGAATCAATGTCTGAAGCAGGAGATCGAATTGAAGAACTAATCCTTAGTGGAGCACTTGAGATTTCTGGTATAGATATTGATACTGGGGAAATGCTTTATAACTTTACAGATAGACTAAAAGATGTTAGTCCTGAACTATTTAAAGATATGTCTGATTACATATCTACAGAAACAATGTCTTTATGGTCTGAGGGGTTCTTAGATATAGATGTAACTGAAACAAACCCAATTGTTAGACTTACTGCAAAGGCTTTTGATGAGGATGAGATTAGTAAATTAAGCAAAGAAAAGCAGTATACCTTAAGAGAGATTATTAGGATAATTAATCTACAGATGTAGTATAATTACCTTGGAGAAACTATGGAATACTTTTTGGGATCAGTAATAACTATGGTGGCGATGTTTGTTGCCACTAAACTAATCTCTTCAGAAAAAAAAGTCATAAGGGAAAACCCTTTCAGATATAGTCAAAGCCATATTCATGAAATCGTTTCTCCTTTAATCCCTCACCTAAAAGAATATAAAAAAATCATACCACGTCAGTCAACAAATCAAGAAGAAAAGACAAATATTAAAGTTATTATTTTTGATGACAAGGCTTATTTTGTTAAAGATGCAACTTTCTATTGTGCAGATATGCACGGTACAGAGATAGATGGAGCCAATGCAACTGTAGTTGACACGATGGGCATGGATAAGGTACAATTAGATAAGATGCTGTTTATAATGGATCAACTTAGAGATGGGAAGAAAAATGATAGTGGGGATTCAAGGGACCAGTAGTTTTGATGACTACAAGGTTTTTCTTAGAGCCATGGCCGTTACGATGTCTTCTTTAAAAGAAGATGATCCGTACTTCTATCTCTATTCTGCGGGGCCAGCAAATATTAACTTGATGGCTATGGAGTTTGCTAACCTGTCAGAACGAGGTCTAAAGGCTCGTGGTAAAAGTATTAAGTATAAGCCTGTACCACCTTCGTGGATAACAGAAAATATTTCAGATATAAACTACTTTGCTTTTTTAAGTAAGGAAAGAGAACAAGTATCAAAACTTGTTGACGATGCAAAAACAAATAATGTCGAATACGGCATTTTTAGGTACTAGGAGATCATAATGGAAATTAAATCATTAGAAAAAATGGAAGCAATTGTTAACAAAAACAAGGCTTTGATGTGGGATGGTTGGACAGTAGTTAATTCTTATCCTTCTGAGAAGGGTAGAACTGCCCCACAAGGGGCTTTCGTGGATGGTAAGTGGCACCTGCAGCGTCGTTTTGTACCTTCTAAGAATGGATGGGATATACCAGACAAGTTTGTGAGTTAATATGCCAAAGCATGAGTGGAAAGATGATGCTTTGTGTTTAGATTACGACACAAATATATTTTTTGAAAAGTATGAAGATGATGAACTTCTAAGACCTGCAGTAGATAAACTTTGTTCTATGTGTCCAGTGTCTAAGATGTGTTTTGCTGTTGGTGTTTCACAAAAAGAGTGGGGTATCTGGGGTGGAGTTTACCTTGAGGGTGGACAAATATCTAAAGAGTTCTCTAGGCATAAGGCTAAAGCAGACTGGGCAAACACTTGGCAAAGATTAACAACGGAGCAATAATATGGAACAATGGATGAATGACTATGCATCATATGTGCTTGCACTAAGTGGAGTTGCAGCAATATACTTTATTGGTAGGAAGCGCATTTGGGGCTGGATCTGGGCCACTCTTAATGAAGCAATGTGGATATACTATGCAATAAGCACTAAGCAGTATGGTTTTATATTTGCTGCAATAGCATATTCAATTGTTTATATTAAATCTTATTTACATTGGAAGAGAGAAGAACAATGTACACAGATTCTATGAGACGTGCCTTTAGATCATTAAGAGGGCCAAAAGGTTTTCAACTACAAATAGTTGATCATGATCACTTCTTAACAGTAAAAGCAAGTGAAAAAGAATTCATGAGCCTATCTGGTGAAGAAAGAAAAGAAGCCGTAGAGTATATGATCCGTGCAAAGAAAGCACTAGAAGAGAATGGGGCAATCGTAATGTTGGTAAGAGAGGGTGGAAAAGAAGAATGATAGAGTTTATTGCATTTTCAGTAGTTATCTTTTTATTTTTTATGTTACTTGTTAGGTACGTTAGACTAAGTTTAAAACTAACTGCAACTACTCTGGAATTGATTAAAGCACATGTAGATAAAAACCTTATTGCTGACAAACTATCTGAACTGGCTCAAGAGCCTAAAGGGAAAGAAGATCCTGCAGCAGAAGCATTCTTAAAATTTATTTCAGATTCTAGAGACTGGGCCTATCAATATATTGATGAGGTTCAACTTTCACTAGATAAGTTTATTACTGATATTGAGCCAGAAATCCTGTATTTTGATACCTATGGAGACCTCATGTCAGCAGAGCCAAACTACAATTCTATGAAGAAAATATCAGCCTCAGTCAAAGAATTGAAGAAATTACTACCATAGCCTATGGTAAAATAGATACATGATAAGATTCAAATCACGAGAAGACTTGGCCTACGATGCTTTTTACTCCTGCCATGTGCTAGATTGTGAAGTTGAAGCAGAAAAGATATATGCCACACCTTCAAACATCATAGATGTATGTTCGGATCACCACAAAGAGTTAATGGAAAAGGGTTATCAATGAGAGATGTTTTCTTATCAACACTAACAGGTTTTGGATGTGGGGTAGTATTTGCTGCATTCAAATTGCCAGTACCAGCACCACCAGTTTTTGCGGGAGTCGCAGGAATTATTGGTTTATGGATTGGTTTTACAGTACTAACAAAATTCATATCCTAGGAGGAATAAAATGAATACAACACAACTAAAAGCAATGCTTGCATCTTACGGACGATCAGTCCTTGGTGCTGCTATTGCTCTTTACGCTTCAGGCGTAACAGATCCAAAGACACTTGCTTACTCACTACTTGGAGCACTAATCCCAGTAGCATTGAGAGCAGCCAACCCTAACGATCCTGCATTCGGCAAGTTGCCATCTGTAGAAGAGGTAGACAAGGTAGTTAAATCTGCTAAAGTAGTTAAGAAGACCGCTAAGAAGGCTCCTGTAAAGAAGTCATCTGGCGGAGGAAAGACTAACCAGGTAAAGTAGTTTTACTATAGACTGGCAGGCTTGTTATTTGGCAAGCCTGCTTTTCTATCTTACATAGTATAATTGAGGGGTGAATATGCTAATTAAATACTTAGTCTATAAAATTTATTATAAAATAAAAAGACTATTTAAAAAGAAAGATGATAGGTTTATATATTGAACGAAGTAAACAGAAGATTCTTTGACTTTATAAATAAGTTTTTTCAAGGCATTACAGTCGACGCTAAAAACAATAGAATAAAAAATAAATATAGCAATGAAGAGATGACTTTATTTTTAGAAGAGTTAAAAAGTCTTGTTGGTGCTAATTCGTTTGATCAATCTAAGGCTTTAAGTTTTTTTACTTTTGATCAACAACTTGAGCCATATCGCTATAGACCTATGGACCAAGAATTTAATAAGCATTATGACTTTGTTTTTTCTGGATGCTCTCAGACACATGGAGATTTTATTACAGAGCCCAAAGTAAAAGGTGCAGACTACAAGGACATATGGGGATTTCAACTTGCTGATCAATACGGAAAACAAGTACTTAACTTAGGTATGGGTGGTTGGGGAGCAGAATCAATACTTAAAGGTTTGATGTATCACTTTCAAAAGAATGGAAACCCCTAGGTATTGTTAGTTCTATACCCAGACCTAGGAAGAATTGAAGGTGTGGATAGTAATAAACTAAAGATGAGAACCCCACTAAATACCCATGAACTAATACAGCACTGGTTTTTAAGAGCATCAGATGATGAAAAGGTTAATAGAGTAAGTGCTCTTCCTCACACTCCAGCAGATGTTGTACCATTTACTCAGGCCCTTTACAAAAATCTTCAATCAATTTTAATTTTAAATGAATATTGTAAGCAAAATAATATATATTTTAAATACACATCTTGGCATCACATAACTAACGCATTTTTAAAAATGTTAAAAGAAAGTTTTCCAGAATACTCAAACTATTCAGAACCAGAATATCTTAATTTTGATGAACTTACATTTAAAAATCTTGAATGCCACAAAGATATTAAAGAAAATAAAATAGAGTCAATCTGGAACATAGGAGATGACAAAGAACACATAGGAATTCATCAACATATTCACATTGCAGAACAATTTAAAAAGGAGTTAGATAATGATAATCCTTGGAATTAATGAAACATCCCATGACGCATCAGTATCTCTTATCAAAGATGGAGAGATCCTTTTTGCAGGGCATGCAGAAAGATATAGCAAACAAAAAAATGACTGGTATGTGAATGATAATTTAATAAATGATGCTCTTCAGTATGGCACCCCTAATGCTATAGCCTACTATGAAAAACCCCTTCTAAAGGCCTCTAGACTGCTTTTAAAGGGTGGTTCTGGAGACTGGAAGCCACAGTTTAATATTGCAGGAATACCTAGAAAATCTTTTAGTCACCACCATTCTCATGCAGCAGCAGGATATTATACAAGTGCGTTCAATAACGCTGTAATTGTAGTCCTTGACGCTATGGGAGAATACAATACCTCCACAATATGGGTTGGTGAGGGCGACAAGATTAAACTAAAGTATAAGCAAAACTATCCTGTTAGTTTTGGGTTGTTCTATTCTGCCTTTACACAATTAATAGGACTAATGCCAAACCAAGAAGAGTACATTATGATGGGGATGGCTGCATACGGAGATTGGCAAAAGTATTATAAAAAGGTTGACGAGTATTTCCCTTCATATGATCAACAAAGGTATAATTTTCACAAAGGAATTAATGACTGGGGAATGGAGATTACAGAGCAGGATAGGTTTGATATTGCTGCAGCAGTTCAAATGGTATACGAACAAAGATTAAATAGTTTTATGCGTATGGCAAAATCACTAACTGGTAAAAATAATTTGGTATTCATGGGTGGATGTGCCCTAAACTCATCAGCAAATACACTGCTTTGGAAAATCTTTGATATGATTTGGATCATGCCAAACCCTGGAGATGCTGGAAGTTCTTTGGGTGCTGCGGCAGCCTTGTATGGAAAGCATGTTGACTTTAATACACCGTTTCTTGGTTATGATTTAGGAGATAAATATCCAGTAGATTTAGCATTAAATGAAATAGTGAATGGTGGAATTGCGGCGGTAGCAAGTGGAAGAGCAGAATATGGACCAAGAGC